TCTCAAGTATTCCCAAATTGTTTTGTATGTTGCATCATCAAAACTCACAAGCAACAAAACAGTTGCAGCTCTATCAAAAACTTGTTCAATTGTGTAGGTCTTCTCGTATTTGGCAAGTGTGTTGTGGGCCTTTAAAGATGAAAAATGGGGACAATATATTTTCAAATAGTCATCCCATTTAGCAGTTAGCCCAAGAAAAGTGTGTCCTTCATATGAGTCGGATACAAAATCCTTTGCAGGATCAAGATCACACCCGAGACGAATATACTCAGCTCTCCTAGATTCAAAATTTCCAAAATCGAGATCTTTTTGAGCAACGATGATATGATCATCTGCATAGATTGCAAGGTTAACGCGTTCACGGTAGTCACTAAAAAGTGATCTGCCATATTTGCGTCTCCATATTGCACAAAGAACAAACAAATGTCCTATGCAGTTGTCATCAGTTGTTGAAGTTTGACCAGAAGGATTTCCAAACATCTTTTGAATAATTTGTCCTGTTGTAAGACAAATAAAAGATTCTTTTATTTGGGAATAAGAATAGCGTGTTCGTTTCCACCATTCTTCTTCAGACATTCCCTCTTTATTCCAGCAAAGGAACCGAATTTGCATAACAGCTTCAAAAAGTAGGTCTAGCATTCCTGAATCCCACTTGATGCAATCCCCTTCAATTATTTCAACATCAGGACCAAGTTTGAATCTTAGTTCACGCATTAGGTTTTGAAAACCGCCGTGAGCCATTGCGATCCCATGCTTTATAGGGCTTGTGTTATAAAATTCTGGTTTACACATTTCCTCATTCATTGATTGAGACATTCTTGCAGTGTACATGAATGCTTCGAATGGAATAATTGTGAAACCACGAATATCCGTGTTCATTAACTTGGATATCTTGAGGAGTTCAACTTTGTTTGCTTGTTTCCACAACCATGGATAATTCTCTTCATGAGCAACATTCCAGAAAAGATCACAATAGTCTGCCATTTTAATTGCAGCTTCTCGTTTATCTTCCATACCAAACCACTTGGATAGAACGATGCCAGGAACGGCATCAGGATTTATTAAAACTTCATCAAATTGTAAAATTGGACATTTGTCCTTTAAATTATAGAAGAAGTTTTTTAAATCCCGTAAAACAGTTTTAAATTCTAACTGTGATATACTTGGTGGATATGTTTTGTCATATTTTAAGACAGATTTATTAGTTCCAATGTGTGTTGCACAAGCAACATGAAATGCATCATTGTCGTACTGGACTTTTCTTTCTATACAAAATTGACGCCAGTCATTGTCAATTTTCTCTCTCCAAGGGGAGAATT